GATAACCAGCTACCCCAAAATGCGGGGTGGGATATGGATCTGCTGTCGGTGGAAATGAAAGATTTGGACAGCGAGGGGTTTGATTTAAGTCTGATCGGGTTTGATGACGATATGATGGCTAATATGCTGGTTGAGGAAACTAAGGGGCTGACCGACGAGGACGCTGTGCCGGACGTACCCGACGATCCGGTGACAGTCGAGGGCGACGTTTGGCTGCTAGGCAACCATCGGCTGATGTGTGGCGACTCAACGGCTCGCGATTCAGTAGATACCCTCTTAAATGGGGCGAAAGCCGATTTAGTCTTTACAGACCCCCCATATAACGTTGACTACAAAAGTAGAGGCAAGGATGCGCTATTGGCCAAGGGCATAAAGAATGATGCTATGAGCGTGAAAAAATTTAAGGAATTCTTGGGCAAGGTAATGACTAACTATTTTGAAGCAATGCGACCTCTTGCTTGCATTTATGTGTGCCATCCTGATTCTGCATCTGCCCCTAAACTTGCTTTTGAGGAATCCTTTGCCAGTAACTTTCATAAGTCCTCGACAATTATATGGGTCAAGCAATCTGCCGGTATGGGTTGGCAAGATTACAGGAGTCAGCATGAGCCAATTTTATACGGATGGAAACCAGGTGAAGGGAATCACGGTTTTTATGCAGGGCGAGACAGGACGACGGTTTGGGAATTTAAAAGAGATGCCCAAGCCACTTATGTTCATCCAACGCAAAAGCCAGTAGCGTTAGTCGAGGAGGGCATAAAAAATAGCTCAAAGGTCGATGACATTGTCTTGGACTTGTTTGGCGGTTCGGGGTCAACGCTGATTGCTGCCGAGAAGAACGGACGCCACTCCCGGCTTATGGAACTTGACCCAAAATACTGCGATGTTATCGTGCAGCGCTGGCAGGATTTCACTGGGAAACAAGCACAGCTGGAGGGTAGCGGGGGATTCTTCCCCACTAAAAAAGGGATGAAACAAGATGCCGCGTAAAAAAGCAGGGCAACCGGCGTTCAAGCCGACCGATGACGAGCGAAAGCTCGTCGAGCAGATGACCGCCTGTGGTATTCCGCAGGAATCCCAGTGCTTGGTGATTCGTAACGGTATCGATGACAAAACCTTGCGAAAGCATTTTCGTAATGAACTGGACACGGCTGCGACCAAAGCCAACACCAAGGTGGCCGGGACGCTGTTCAATAAAGCGATGGGCGGCGACACTACCGCTTTGATCTGGTGGACTAAAACGCGGATGAAATGGAGCGAGAAGCAAGAGGTCGAGCATACCGGCGATGCAGTGTGGACAATTAAAAATGTCTATGAGAAATAATGCTGGTTGAACGCCGCATTCGGAACTACCAAGCCCCGCTGCACCAATATTTATCTGGCGGAGGTAAGCGAGCGATTGAGATAGCTCACCGACGCTGGGGCAAGGACGAGATCGCCCTAGCATGGACGTTTCAAGCAATCACTGACCGCCCCGCAACCTATTGGCACTGCCTGCCGCAATTCACCCAAGCACGCAAAGCAATCTGGACAGCGGTGAATCCACATACTGGAAAGCGTCGGATAGACGAGGCATTCCCCGTCGAGCTGCGCGAGGTCACCAATGAGCAGGAAATGTTTATTCGCTTTCTCAACGGCGCGACTTGGCAGGTGATTGGGTCGGACGCTTACGATACGCTCGTCGGTGCCGGTGTTGCAGGGATTGTGTTTTCTGAGTGGGCGCTGGCGAATCCCTCGGCGTGGGGCTACCTCTCGCCAATGATGCGCGAAAACAACGGATGGGCCTTATTTATCACGACGCCACGGGGCAAGAACCATGCATACGATATGTTTAATCACGCGATAAAATCAGATGATTGGTTCGCGGAAATATCGGACGCGAAAGCGACCGGCGCGTTTAACGACGAGCAGCTAGATGGCATTCGCGATGAGTACACCGCGCTGTACGGCAAGGATTTCGGGGCGAGCCAGTTTGAGCAGGAGTATTTCTGCTCGTTCGAAGCGGCAATTTTAGGCAGCTATTACGGTGGCGAACTGACAGAAGCGCGTGCAGCCGGTCGGATCTGCGAGGTCAAACATGACCCAGACCTGCCAGTGCAAACTGTGTGGGATATTGGCTACAGTGACGATACGGTAATTTTGTTCGTGCAGATCGTGGCGAATGAAGTGAGAATCATCGATACCTACAGCGCAAACGGCCAGCCGCTGGCGCATTACGCCGAGGTGATTGCATCAAAAGATTACAATTACTCACGCCATGTGCTGCCGCATGATGCGCAAGCCAAAACGCTGGCGGCAGCGGGTCGGTCGGTATACGAACAGTTGGTTACCGATCACAAGATGAAGCATGTGACGATTCTGCGGAATACAAACACTGAACAACAGGGCATACTTGCGGCTCGGCATCTATTCCCGAGACTTTGGATTGACCAAGAGCAAGAGGAATTTATCAATGCGCTGAGTCAGTTCCGACGCGAATGGGATGACGCGAGCAAGTGTTTTCGCGACAGACCAGTGCACGACTGGACGAATCACTTTGCCGACGCGCTGCGGTATCTGGCTTGGACTTGGCGCGAGCCACCGAAACCGAAGGTTGAAAAAACGAATCCGATCATTACAATCGGTGGTAAGTCAACGATGACGATGAACGATCTAGTTAAAGCCAGCACTCGAAGGCGCAAAGCAGAGGCATATACCTAATGCCAAGTACCAGCAAACGACAACGCAAATTCATGGCAGCGGCTGCCAATAGTCCCGGTTTTGCGAAAAAAGCGGGCATATCGCAGTCTGTTGCCAAGGACTTTCACAGCGCAGATAAGCGCAAAAAGAAAAACGCAGCAAAGCCGAGTATGATCGGCGCATTAACATCGAAAGGTGGACGGTATGCGTGAAACCAGTAATCAAAAGCCAAGTTACGCCAATAAGTCGAAAAAAAAGAAGCCACGGAAAAAAAATGCAGCAAAGCCAAGCATGGTTGCCGCGCTGACATCGGAGCCGAAAGGTTATGCCGGATAACGATTATACAAACGATGGCACGATGGAAACGCCTGCTGATGCGGGCAAAGGGCCAGCGGGTGTTGTCAATCGTTGGGTGACTGAGCTTGATTTAGCGGACAAGCAAGAGGCAAATTGGCGCACTCGCGCTAAAGATGTCGAAGCGCGATACCGCGACGAGCAAGTCGATAATGCGCGTCCAGGGCGATACTCCAACGGTAAGCGATTCAATATTCTTTATAGCAACGTGCAGACGATTGTTCCGACGCTGTACAACCAAAGTCCGACGCCGGACGTTCGTCGCCGGTATCGCGACGCTGATCCCGTAGGCAAAGAAGTGTGCGAAGTCCTCGAGCGCTGTCTGTCATTTACGATGGACGAGTGTGATTTTGATCGTTACATGCGCTTAGCGGTATTAGATCAACAACTCTGCGGTCGCGGCGTGACTCGCGTGCGTTACAACCCTGCGTTTGCCGAAGAAACCGACGAAATGAGCGGTGACAGTTACGAATCCCTGCAAGGCGAGGAAGTCAAATTTGAGCATGTCGGGTGGCCGGATTTTCGGCATGGCCCCGGTAAAACGTGGGAACAGGTGCAGTGGGTTGCGTTCCGGCACCTGATGACGAGAGATGAGCTGCGAGCCAAATTTGGTGACGATCTCGGTAACGAGGTGCAGCTCGATTACTCTCCAATGGGGATGGAAGATAAGGATGGGGCGCCGATAACCGATACCTTCAAACGGGCGACGATTTGGGAGATTTGGTGTAACCGGCAAAAAGAGGTGATATTTATTTCCAAGACGCTGAAAGAGCGCCCGTTGAAGACGGAACCCGATCCGCTCCAGCTCCGCAACTTTTTTCCAACACCGCGTCCGCTTTATGCGATGGAAAGCACTGACAGTTTAGTGCCAGTAGAACCGTTTATCTTTTATCGAGATCAGGCCAACGAGCTAGACAAAATCACGATTCGGATCTCAGACATCATCGATGCGTGCAAAGTGCGCGGCATTTACGACTCGACGATCACAGAAATGCAAAACATCATGGACGCTCGGGAAAATCAGATGATCCCAGCGCAAGATGTCCTGCCGCTGATGCAATCCGGTGGACTCGATAACGCAATATGGATGTGGCCGATTGAAAGAATCGCGGGTATTTTGGGCCAGCTTTATCTTCAGCGTGAGCAAATCAAGACAACGATCTACGAAATCACCGGCATTGCTGACATTATGCGCGGTAGCAGTGCGGCGATGGAGACATTGGGCGCACAACAGCTCAAAGTGCAGTTCGGCACCATGCGCCTCGATGATTCACGCCGAGACATCCAGCGCTACGCTCGGGATTTAATTCGCATCGCTGCTGAAATTATTAGCGAGCAATTCCAACCCGAATCGTTGCAAATGATGACAGACATTCAATTGCCGACGATGGAAGAAAAGCAGCAAGTTATTGCGACGCAGATGCAGAGCATGGCAATGCAAGCGCCCCCGATGGGGCCACCGATGCCGCCCGGACAACCTGAATTACCGCCGCAGCCCGCACCGCCTGCGCCGCCTGCGCCGCCTGCACTGACGCCTGAAATGCTCGAAATGCTTGAAAAACCGACGTGGGAGGAGTGCATACAGCTTTTACGTGATGATAAGCAGCGCAGTTTCCGCGTTGATATTGAGACAGATTCGACAATTTCCGGTGATTATGCGGCAGATCAAGAGGCTATCACGAAATTACTGCAAGGCGTTTCCGCATTTATCGCCGATGCAGGGCCAGCGGTAGAGGCTGGATATTTACCGATTGAAGCGGCCAAAGCCATGATCATGACGGCGGTGCGTCGATTCAAGCTCGGTCGCGAGGTCGAGGATGCGCTCGATATGATTGGCGAGAACGATCCAGCAGCCAATGCAGAGGCGCAGGAAGGCGCAGGCGTCGAGCAAGCGTTGCAGATGAAATTGCAGATCGAACAGCAAGAAGCGCAGATCAAACAACAAGAAGTGCAACAAAAGATGCAAATTGAACAAGCGAAGATGACGCTTGAATCGCAAAGTAAGCAAGCTGAGCTGTCAATGGAAGAAAGAGATTTAGGCTTGCGGGAACGTGAACTTGCGTTAAAAGAATTTGAGGCGCAAAAGCCAGAGCCGAATCCCGAAAGCAAAATTCAGGCTGATGTGATGTTAGCGCGTGAAAAAATGCAGTTCGAGGCGATGGAAGCCGATAAACAGCGGCAAGTAGAGCTGGCTAAGACGATCATGGCGGAATTTAGCGCGGGAGAGGGAACGCTGACAGATCCAGAGCAAGCGCTCAATCGAGCAGCGGAAATTATGGAACGTATTAAATCTGTGGTGTCTGCGACTAATTTGCCACTGGCAGAAACAACAATGCTGGTTGCTGGCGAGCCAGAGGTTACCGAAACCACGATTGTTGTTGATGATACCGGCCCGATGTTGCAATAATTCGCTTATGGGAAAATACCAAGACAATTACGATAATATTAAGTGGGATAAAACCCGCTATAAAGCGCGAAAAAACGCGAAGCGAAGGCGTGTCGATGGGCCGTATGTGCAAGGCGATTATGCGCCGTATGAATGCCCGATCACGGGTGACATTATCGACGGGAAAAAAGCGCACGCAAAGAATTTGGAAAAGCATGGTTGCCGCGTTCATGAAAAAGGCGAATTTGAAGACGTTAAACGGCATGGCCGTCAGCGTTATGAGGCGGAATTAGATCGTGCCATTGATCGCGCTGCACTCGATGCGGCTCGTGAAATCGATTATTGAATTAGGAGGCAGTTATGGCGGATGACGCAGTAATAGGCGCAGAACAATCGGAGCAGCCAGAGCAATCGGTTGGTGATTTTATTGCTGAGCTGTATGACGAAGATGCGTCCACCGAAACTGTCCAAGAACCTTCGGATCGTGCGGAAATTGCCGCACCCGTAGAAGCTGAGCAATCAGCGGAACCCGTCGAAGCCGAATCGGAATCGACGGACGCCCGACAAGAGGAAGCTGAACCCGCAGACGCGGCCATTACAGCGCCTCAATCAATGTCGGCAGAAGATCGTGAAGCATTTTACACTTTGCCGCCTGAAGCTCAGAAATGGGTATCAGATCGCGACAAGGAGCAACAGGCTGATTACACGAAAAAGACAATGGAAGTTGCAGAGCAAAGGAAATATTACGAAGATCTCGACAGAATAGCCGCCTCAAGACGTGAACAATTTGCCATGAACGGTATGAATGTAGCCCAGGGTTTCGAGCAGCTACTTTCTTTATCCGATTACGCGCAGAGAGATCCGATTGGGTTCGCGAGCTATTTGCTCGAAAGTCGCGGATTATCCTTGGCCGATGTAGCTAACCAACATGCTGGGGGACAGGCCCCTAGCGATCCTCAAATTGTTGATTTGCAGCAGCGTTTAGCCGCTCAAGAAAATCATCTTGCACAACAAAATCAGCAACAGTTAGAACAGCAAGGCCAAGTAGTAACCGGCGTCATAAACGATTTTGCTTCAAAGCATCCGTTTTATGAGGAACTCCATGATGACATGGTCCCTATCGTCGTTTCATTGAAACAAAGTAAACCCGGACTGTCGCACGATCAATATCTCGACATGGCGTACAAAATGGCCGCAGCAGCCAACGAAAGTGTGTCGAGCAAGATGGAAATTGATCGCCAAGCGCAGGCAAACGCGGAACGAGTCGCCAAGGCAAAAGAGAATGCCGCAAACGCTCGACGCGCAGGGGGTACTAACATTCAATCTACGGGCACATTGCCGCCGACTGTCGCTCATTCAAAAAATGTAGATGATTTTATCGGAGCGCTCGTAGACGAACGCATCTCAGCTTAGATAAATAAGGTGGATAATCATGCCAGCTAATAGTAGCTTTACAGAAATATCGGCGATCACATATCGTCACTTCAAGAACAAGTACGTTACGGATAACGTATCTAATCACACCGCGTTGCACCAGCGACTAACCGAGAAGGATCGGGTGGATTTAATATCCGGCGGGTGGGAAATTCAGGTTCCGCTCGATTATGCGGAGAATGGCACCTACCAAAGGTACAGCGGATATGACACGCTAGACATCGCGCAGTCGGAAGTGTTTACCGCTGCGAACTTTTCGTGGAAACAGGTTGCGATTAACGTCGTCGCCAGTGGACTCGAAGTTCGTCAGAATGCCGGTAAGGAAGGCGTTATTAAGCTCGTCAAAAACAAGCTGAAAAACGCGATGAAGACTGCCGGTAACAACTTTTCAAGTGATATGTATTCGGATGGCACCGCTGCGAACCAGATCAACGGTTTGCAAGCGCTAGTGTCCGATGCGGGCACCGGAACGGTTGGCGGTATCAACTCCTCAACATATACGTTTTGGAAGTCAGGATTGCAGTCGGCAGCCTCGCCAATTCAAGGCGGTGGTGGTATCACGCCATCTGCAACAACCATTGAGAGCTTGATGCTTCCGCTTTGGTTGCAACTGACTCGTAACAATGACCAACCTGATTTGATTGTGATGGATGACACGTATTTTACGTTCTTCGACAACAGCCAAACCAGCATTCAGCGTTACACCAACACGACAGATCTGAAAACCGGCACGACTTCGCTTAAATACAAAGGCGCAGACGTGGTATATGACAGTCTGGCAGCGGGTATGCCCGATCAACACGCATACTTCTTGAATACCGATTACATCGGCGTTTGCGCTCATCGAGATGCAAACTGGACGGAAGTCCCCGAGAAATCCTCGGTAAATCAGGACGCCGAAGTGCTGCCGATTATCTGGCAGGGCAATATGACTGTGAGCAATCGTTCGCTTCAGGGCGTAATGAAGGCTTAACCGGCAATAATCAGATCAGGAGAAAATTATGTCTGACTATCAAATCGTTAACCCTATTGTCGGTATGCAAAACATTGCCGACACCTCGACAACCCAGAACCAGCCGCTCGGGACTATCGTTCAAGCGAACGATGTTGCTTCAACGGCTTATGGTTCGGGGATGTTTATCTATCTCGCGGGCGTCGCATCAACAGTGCTTGGCTCATGGGTAACCTTTAATCAAGACGACAACACCACAGCGCTGTTAGCGGCTAACGCTATCGGGCCGGTTGGCATCTCGATGTCAATTAATGTTGCCAGTCAGTACGGCTGGTATCAGATATACGGCAAAGGAGTCGGCAAGTGCCTTTCCGGGTATGCAGACAACGGCTTAGTCTATGCGACTGCTACGGCAGGCAGCATTGATGATGCTGTTGTTTCTGGCGACCGAGTGAAGTTAGCTATCGGCGCGTCGGCAATCGGTACACCGTCAACGGGCCTTGCGGAGTTCGAGATCCAATATCCATTCATGGATGACGGAAGCGCTGCTTAATTAGGCCACAAGCAGCCCCATTGTGAGCGCCCAAAGGTAGGGCGCTCACCTTTTTAATCTGCGGAGGCTTTTATGGTAGACATTAGACCGGGCGACAACGAGGAGCGCCCCTGTTACATCGAGTTCGAGCTTCGAGCCGAAGAAGACAGGAACGCATCAATCGAGGCCGGTATGCCGGTATACAAAGATGTCGAGTTTGCAAAATTGACGCCAGCAGGCAGTCAAGGCACGCTCGTTTCCGAGAAAGTCGTCACAGAACAGCTATTAAACGAATGGCGCAATGGCAACAGGCGCGGTGATCGGCCAATCCCTTATTACTTGCAAGCATACGAGGCTTGGAAGCAAGGGCTAGAAATGCCGGTGAATGGTTCCGATGTGCGACATTGGCCTGGGGTAACGCCCGCGCAAGTGAAAACGTGTCAAGAAGCAGGTATTAAAACAGTAGAAGATTTAGCGCTATCCAACGCCGACACTATACGGCGGCTGGGTATGGGCGGCCTTGCGCTTGTGAAAAAAGCCAAAATATATTTGGAAAACGCCGGAACCAATAAAGCGGCAGAGCAAATTTCCGCGCTGGAGCTGAAAATTGAAGCGATGGAAACGTTAATCAAAACCCAAAGCGAGCAAATAACCGAGCTTCAAGGCGACTTAGATTCGCGCCCTGCGAAACGTGGCCGACCTAGAAAAGAGGCGGCATGAGTCTTTTAACTATTGTTCAAAATGTGTGCGACACGATTGGCTTGGCGCAGCCATCGGCAGTTATTGGCTCGACAGATCAAAACATTATCGCATTGCAGGCGATGGCTAATACTGAGGGGCGTGAACTGCTCGATAGGTTTTCGTGGCCTGCTACGCAGATAGAAGTTACGCACACGTCATTAGCCGCCGAGCTGCAAGGCGTGATGACGACGCTTGCGCCGGGCTTTAGCTATATCACCAGCTCGACATTTTGGGATAGAACGCTAACGCAACCCGTTCGAGGGCCATTATCGCCAATCGAATGGCAAGCGTTAAAAGCTCGAACAGCAACGGGGCCGTATGCAAGCTATCGAATATTTGGTGGCAAGCTATATGCGTATCCCGCCCCGAGTGCCGGTAATACGTGGGTATTTGAGTACCAATCGACGTATTTTTGTCAATCGGCGGCAGGTGCTAATCAGTCGAAATGGACGGCGGACACCGATGTCGGTGTACTCGATGAACATCTGATGGAAATGGGCATAATATGGCGGTTCAAGAAAAAGAACGGCCTCGATTATTCCGAAGATTATCGCTCATATGAGCAAAAACTAGCGACGGAAACATCTCGCGCTGGCGGTAGGCCGATATTGAACATGACTGATGAGACTCCGATGCGTGGCGTCTATATTCCAGAAGGAAGTTGGGCGTAATGCCTACCGAGGAAGAAATTGCGGCGTTGTTAGATCGGCTTGATGCTGAGAGGAAGGCAAAATACGGAGTGCCGGATGATTTTCCAGTTGATAATTTAACTGCCGATCCAGCTTTAAGTATTCCTCTCGGTGGAGGAAGCAGCGTAACCCCGACGATTGACTATCAAAACGGTATGGTTACTCCTGGCGTTGCGGCTCAAGGTAGCGATCTGTCCGGCTACGGTAATGTAGGAATTAATCAAACAGGGCCGGAAGTTGTCAATGCTGGAATAAGTGGTGATCGCTTCAATGTCGATGCCAATATTCCATTAGCAAATCCCGCAGGAGTCAACGTTCGCGGTGAAATAGATTTGATGTCGCCCGAAAAAAAGGATGCGTTAGCGGCTGTTTTGGAATTGTCGCCAGCGGAAGCAAGGTATCTCCTAAACTTACGCTATAGCTACTAGCATGGGTACTCAAGCCGGACAATATGTCGCACCAGCAGCCAGAGAACACTTTGAAAAACTTATTGCTGATAGTAAAAAACTTAAACCAGTAATTCCCGGCAGGCCCAATCCGAATATCGGTATGGGACTGCGAACACCTAGCGATCAGCCGCAATTCGGCGAAGTCGGTTGGGTGAATCCAAACTACGATCTCTACCACAACGCCGATGGCTATCATCGTTTCGATCCAACAATCCCTGGCATGGGGATGCAAATGTCTCGGACGTATGCCGATGGTGCCTACGCATATGACGTATATCAACAACGTAGTCCGAACACTATGTATGCGCGATATTCGAGGCAGTTTTTAGCCGAAAACGGCATAGACCCGGCCACAGCGACCGATATCCAAAAGTTTGCTGCGATGGATTATGCGGGGCGATTAGGCCAATGGAAAAATCAGCGGCCTAAACGAAAGTTTGGGATCAAAGACGCATTCGGATTAGCGTTATCGGTTGGAGCAATTTTTGCTGGCGATCCTTTTTTAGCCGCAGGATTGGCGGGTACTGGTTCAGCAGTACAAGGAGGGGACATTGGGGATATTATAACAGCGGCGGGAACGACAGCGGCCTTCAATGTCGGAGGAGGCAAAGCTGGCAAGGCTTTAGCCGAAAGCGCCAAAGCAGGCAGTCAAGCCGCTCAATTTGCATTAAAAGCCGCTCCATATGCAAAAGCAGCAGCGCAGACTGTCGGGGCCGGTCTTGCTACCGCTAACGCTATAAATCAATCGGGAGCTAATTTAAGTCCCGATGAATATAGTATTCGTGAGGGTGGAAATCCCAAAATCACGACTTTTGAGCCAGAAAATCAAGATATAGCTTTTAGAAAATTCCCAACAAGCGACTATCTTGCGGCATACCCTAACGCTTCTGCGTCAACGGGAACTACTGCAAGTCCAATAACTCCAACTCCAGCAGCCCCGATAGCTGGAACCGCAAACGCTGCGCGGCCTTATGTCGCGCCGCCGCAGATTCCGATTGCGCCGAATATTCCTATCGTTAATTACGATCCAAGCAGAAATTATGCGCCGCTTACACAACAATTAAGCCAACGCGCCCCAACAATGCAGCAGGCGTTAATGCGCCCCGCAGCGACGCGCCGCCGATTCCAAAATGCTACAACCGCTTAATAATAACTCTCAAAGAATCAAAACGTCGCAAAGCGTGAGCATTCCTGCGCCTGTAAGAGGTTGGAATGCTCGCGACTCATTGGCGAATATGCCCGAAGACTTCGCGGTATCGCTCGATAACGTATTCCCAAATCTTACAAGCTGCGACTTGCGTAGCGGCTATGAATCGCACTCAACCGGCAACGGCACCGGCGCTGTAGAAACGCTGGTGGAATATGCGGGGCCGGTAACGCGCAAGCTCATCAGTGCTGCCGGTAGTGTCATTTACGATTCGAGCGCAGCAGGCGGCAGTACGTCTATTGCTACTGGCAAAACGAATGCCAGATGGCAAACGACAATGATGGGCACGTCGGGCGGTAATTTTTTGTTTATGGTAAATGGTGCTGACGCGCCGATTTACTACAACGGCTCGGCCTTTGTTACGCCGACGCTTTCGAGCGTGACAGCAGCCAACATTATCCACGTCACGACGCATCAGCGGCGCTTGTTTTTCGTTTTCAAACAAAGCCTAACCTTCGGCTATTTGCCGGTGGTTTCGGTAGCGGGAACTGTTTCAACGTTCGATTTAAGTGGGATATGTCGTAAAGGCGGCTATCTGATGGCGATTGGTTCGTGGACGCGAGATGGTGGTTCCGGGCCTGATGACTTATTCGTTGCGATAACCTCCGAAGGCGAAGTGATTTTGTACTCTGGCAACGATCCCAGTACAGCGGCAGATTGGGTGTTGTCGGGCGTATTCAGCATTGGCAAACCAATCGGTAGGCGGTGTATCGAGAAAGTCGGCGCGGATTTGATCGTAACGACGCAAGACGGCGCAATATCGCTGACGACGTTCTTGCCAATCGATCAAGTCGCCAGCAGTAGCATGGCGATGTCAAATAATATTCAAAACGAATTTTTGGCTTCTACGCGGAGTTATGGCGATAATTTCGGCTGGCAATCGCTGCATTACCCGCAAGGTTCGTACCAATTATTCAATATCCCGATTAGTACAACGACTGCTTATCAGTATGTCATTAACACGCAGACTGGCGCGTGGTGCCGATTCACTAACCAAAATGCGGCATGTTGGGCGCTTTATAATGGTGATCTGTATTTTGGCGCTCAAGACGGCGGAATAATCTATAAAGCTGACTCTGGCCGTTCCGACAATTCAAATAATATTGATTGGAAAATACGGCCCGCGTTTTCGTATTACGGAGCGCGAGGCAATCAAAAGCTGTTCACGCTCTGCCGCCCGCATTTTACAACAACAGGATCGCCAGGGTTTGCGATAGATCTGAACCTAGACTTTTCCGACGCTGTTCCAACCTCAGTTCCGACAGAGCCTACAATTTCGGGTGCGCTGTGGGATGTCGCAAGATGGGACACCGGCTTGTGGACGGGCGAGGCGCAATCAGCTAATTGGGTGACTGTCACGGGGCTAGGCGAGGCTGCTTCGCCTGCGATCCACGGCGCTACGAAGTCAATCACGATAAAATTCAATAGCTACGATATGGTTTGGCAGCAGGGTAACGCGATTTGACTAATTTGGTATTTGGCCGAGATGAGGAGTTAGTGACATGGGCAGAGCGCAGCGGCCTCGGCCCATTCCAGCGGCCGTTGACAGCGATAGGAGTAGTTGACGACGAGGATAAAATTATGGCGGTGGCAATATACAATAATTATCGTTATTCTTCGGATATTGAGGTATCTTTCGTTGCAGCGACCCCACGGTGGGCCACGCAGGGCAATATACGGGCAATGTTGGCTTATCCCTTTGTCCAGCTTGGCGTTAAGAGGTTGTCTGCTATCACGACTAAGAAAAACAAACGCTGTCGTAAATTGCTTACTGGCTTGGGATTCAAGCAGGAGGGCGTGCACCCGTTTGCCGGAGAAAACCAAGCGACTGCGATCACCTACGGACTCTATTCCGAGCCAGCGAAAAAATGGGTAGAGAATTATGGGTAAAAAGACACCGGACGCACCCCCGACTTACAATCCTACGCAGGTCGCCGCAGCGCAGGGCGCAATAAACCGAGAAACAGCTATTGCTCAGCAGCAGCTTAATCAACTCGACGAATTTACGCCTTATGGCACCTCGACTTATGCGCCAACCGGAGATCCGACGCCGCAAGGTATCCAGCGATATTCAAGAACTTTTCAGCTAGATCCAGCGCAGCAAGCAATTTTAGATCAACAAAATCAGGTTAATCTTGAGCTAAATAGAGTTGCAGGCCAGCAGGTTGGCCGGGTTGGAGAAACGCTAGCAACGCCGTTTACCTACGAAGGAATGCCCGCTGGCGGTGACGCTGCCGGAGTCGGACAGACGGTATCGAATTTAACTGCGATGACGCAGAACCCCTATGACTTGCAAGCAGGGAAGTCTTTTGCTCCGACAGCCCAAGGCATAGGCGCAGCGGCGGACGCTGGCACACAAGCCGCGATCACCGCCGCAGAATCATTTAGCACGCCTTTCGATTACTCATCGGCCCCCGCAGCGCCACAAGCCGACGCAGCAGCGAGGCAGCAAGTGATCGACTCGCTGTATGGACAAGCGCAGCGGCGCTTAGATCCACGGTTTGAAGGCGAACAAAGAGCGATGGAAAATCAACTTGCTAACTCGGGTATTCCGAGAGGTAGCGAGGCGTTTTCAAGCGCCATGCGCGATTTTAACATGGGCAAAACCGATGCGTATCAAACTGCTTTGAACGCCGCAATTCAAGCAGGCGGTGCAGAGCAATCACGGTTATTCGGCATCGGTACTCAAGCGCGTCAAAATGCCATCGCCGAGCAGAATTACTTGCGTGCGTTACCAGCAGCGGAGCAGGCGCAACTCATGGGTATGTATGGGCAAGAGCAGGCTTTGCGCCAAGGACAGTTCGATGCGATGGGCGCGGTGCGTGATCGAGAAATTGATGAGCAATTACGCCAGCGTCAAATACCAATGCAAGAGATGCAGAATCTAGCACAGGCGCAAACGGGACTGTTCGGATTGAGTGATCAACAGCGCCAGCGCATTATTCAGGAGCAAGCCTATTTGCGTAATCTGCCGCTAAATGAGACTGCCGCGCTAATGTCCGGCACTCAAATTCAAACGCCCACATTCGGAGCGGCACCGCAATCAGCCATAGCAGCGCCCGACTACGCTGGATTAGTTTCGAGCGATTATGCCAATCGAGTCAATGCTTACAACACGCGGTTAGGCTTGCGGGGCGCGGAATATGGCGCATATGGCGATTTAGCTGGCGCTCTCGGCGGCGCGTACATAGCTAGCAGATAATAAGGCTTGGTGATCAAATAATGCGAAAAAATATTGATTTATATCGTGGCGGATATCCTACCCTTATAGGCCAGCAAGCCCTCAATCAAATCGGGGGAGCCCGTACGATTCCGTTCGCACTACAAACGCCAAAATCTGCGTGGGCGAGCGGCCTTGCAAATATGGTTAGGGCGTTGACTGCTAAAGCAGAAAAGGACAAAGAGGACAAAATTAGAACTGATATGCTGGCCGCAATGGTTGGCCCTGGTTATGAATACGATCCAAGCAAAGCGTCAGAATCCTTCACACCATCGCCACTTATGGAGTCTAATCGCGTTGCCTTGGCTAATGCTCAGGCGCAGGCGCAGCCCGAAGGCGTGAGTGCGTTAGGGCTTCAACCTAGCGATACACCATTTGCATCAGGCCCATATGAGCAGGGAGGAGAGTTAGAACCCGTTACCCAAATGAGCGCTGGCCCTCTTACAGGGGTGCTTAATGACTTCGAAAGGGAAGCTGAAAGAGAAGCCGCAAGCACCCAATTTGAAATGGACAGAGGTATTCGTGCATTAGGTTCAGAGGCATTAGCGCCGCCACAATTTGAATCGACAGAGTTTACCCCAGAGCTTACCCCTCAGCCTAATTTGGGTGACGATGCAGCGATGCGAGCTGCGTTAATTGGCGATGTTGCAACACCAGAGGAAGAATTAGCGGCTTACGCTGGCTTGCCTGAAGAACGGGCAGCACAAGAGCGCGCTTACACGGCCACCGTTAATAC